AGAAGAACACCGATACCGTCATCGAGGACTGGATGCTCGGCCCCGAGAACCCATCCAACGAGCCAACAGCCAACAAGGTCTTCTGGGTCGCTGTTGGCAAGGCGATGCAGGTGGACGAGAAGGAGGCCAGGCGCCGCCGGTGCTCGAACTGCGAGTACTACGACAACAGCACCATGACGCAGGCTAAAATGGAGCGCATCCCTCGCAACGGCTGGGACACCGAGGCCGGGTTCCGAGGCTACTGCAACAAGTTCGAGTTCATCTGCCACGACTTGCGCGTTTGCCAGGCCTGGGACGAGCGGGAATTTGAGATGGAAGATTGACGGGTTGTCAAAATGTGTGAAAATCAAGTCGCTGAGTCTATCGGGTTGCCAGCGGCTCACCCTGCACAGGAATGCCCGATGAGTCATGCATTGGTTCAGGAAGTCAAAACTGGCACCGAGCCAATCTATCGCCTGGAGGCCGAGCTTCTAAAGCTGCCCCAGGTGAGAATGCCCGTTGAGCACGCCTTCTGTGCCGGCCTGTACGCTCGCACAATGCACATCCCAGCCGGAACCGTCCTGACTGGCGCAATTCACCGAGAGGAATCGTTTTTCTTGGTGCGCAAAGGCCAGTTGATTGTCAGCACAGACAGTGGACCCCGCACCCTCGCGCCAGGTGATATGAGTGTCTCTAAGATTGGCGCAAAGCGTGCTGGAATTACCTTGACTGACGTCGAGGTGACTACATTCCACGCCAACCCAACCAACGAGCAGGAACCGCAAGCGCTGTGGGACTTGTTCACCATTCCGGCGCCAGCACCAGTTCTTGAGGCCTTACAGACGGCGCACTTGGAGAGATAAAAATGACATTCGGACTATCAGGAGCAGCACTGGCCGGCATTGCCGTTGGCGGCTCAACGCTTATTTCAGGGATGATGCAGGCCGATGCAGCATCAAGCGCGGCAGGAATTCAAGGCGCAGCCGCGCAGGCCGGCATTGACGAGCAGCGCAGGCAATTCGATACAGTTCAAAAACTGCTTAAGGATTACACAGAGGCAGGCCCAGGAGCACTTGCAGCGCAGCAAGAATTACTTGGCCTCAAAGGCCCAGAGGCCGAGCGCGCAGCCATTGAGCGCATCAGTGGTGGCGAGACATACAAAGCCCTTGCCGCGCAAGGTGAAAACGCACTGTTGCAGCAAGCATCGGCTACCGGCGGCCTGCGTGGCGGCAACATTCAGGCCGCGCTTGGCCAGTTTCGCCCTCAACTTCTATCCAGTCTCATTGACCAACAATACGGGCGACTCGGCGGCATGACAAGCCTGGGCCAGGCATCAGCGGCTGGTGTTGGGGCTGCCGGGATGCAAACAGGGGCCAATGTGTCAAATCTTTTAGGACAGCAAGGCGCAGCACAAGCCGGCGCTGAAATTGCCCAAGGCAAAGCATTCAGCGCAATTCCATCGGCAATCTCTGGCGGCCTTGGTTTGTTTACTGGCCTGGGAGGGAAATTCTGATGCCAGCACCAATCGACTACAGCGTTCAAATCGCTGACCCAACACAAGCCTTCTTGAGCGCATTCCAAACCGGCGCAAGCGTTCAAGAGGCTAGATTAAAACAAGAGCAGCAGCAACAGCAACTGGCCAACCAGAAGACGATCCAAGAAGGGTTCAACAAGTTGCGTCAGCCAGGCGCAACCGCTGCCGACTATGCCAACCTCTCAATGATGTTGCCAGAGGCGCAAGCCAAGGCCGTGCGCGAAAGCTTTAGCATGTTGTCGGGCGAACGTCAGCAAGCAGCATTACAACAATCTGGACAGGTTTTCTCTGCATTCAAAGCAGGCCAGCCAGAAATTGCCATTAGCCTACTCGAACAACAGATCGAAGGAAAACGCAACTCCGGCGACGAGGCAGGCGCCAAGTTCTTGGAGACCTGGCGAGATGTGGCCAAGGTGAACCCACAAGCCACCGAAGACTATTTCGGGTTCACCATCTCGCAAATGCCTGGCGGAAAAGAAATAACTGAATTTGCCATCAAGATGGGCGCAGAGCGTAGAGCGCAAGCCAAGGCGCCGGCAGAACAAATCGAAGCCGTTGCAAAAGCAGACGCGGCAGTAGCAGACGCAAAGACAAAACAAGCCACAGCCATTACCGCTCCAGACAAGACAGCCGCTGATCTTGCACTGGCAAAAGCAAACGCAGCCAAGGCGGCGGTCGAGGCTAAGTTTTCAGAGCAGGTTGCACTTGCGGACCTTGCAAGCAAAGCCGCCGCCCTTGGCCTGACAAAAGCTCAGACCGGATCGGCGCTGGCCCAAGCTAGAAAACTCAGCCTTGAGTCTCAAATAGCAGTGCTTGAACTGGAGGCACTCAAAGCCGGCACCCCCGACCCGGCCAAAGCATTCGATCAAGAGGAAAAGCTGCGCAAGGAATTCCAAGCCCGCACCAAGGTTTATGGCGAGCTTGGCACTACTTATTCAAACATTGAATCATCCGCCAAAGTAAAAACAGGCCCAGGCGACATTGCGCTAATCACCGGCTTTATGAAAATGCTTGACCCTGGTTCGGTTGTGCGTGAGACTGAATTCGCAACGGCCCGCGATACCGCTGGTCTGTACACAAGACTTGAAAACAGCTTGAAGAAGGCAGAAAGCGGCCAGTTCCTGCAGCCCAAACAACGAGAAGAATTCGTCAACCTTGCCAAGCAATACCTAGACTCAGCGCAGAAGAAGGCAGGCGATGACAGGAAGGCGCTCGGCGTGGTGGTCAAGAACTACAAACTCAACCCTGACAATGTGTTTGGGCCTGAGACAACGGCAACCAACGATCCAAATATCGTGATAGTTGGCGGCCGGAATTACACGCGCCCCGCAAACTTCAATGATGCGCAGTGGGCCGAGTACAAAAAATCAGTGGGGGCGCAATGAGTCCAGAGGAATGGCTGGCATCTCAGACCAAGCAGGCTGCGCCAGCGGCCTCTACGCCCGCTCCCACAGCGCCTGCTGCGGCCCCAATGTCGCCAGAGCAGTGGGCGGCATCACAGCCGAAGATGGGATTCTTTGAAGGCCTGGCTGAATCGATTACCGGCACCGCCCGAGCAACGCCTGAGACTCAAGCGCTGCCCGAGTGGACGAGCATGCCAGAGCTCAACCAAATGAGCGTGGCATCATTCAAGACGGCGCTTGGCTCACTTCTAACCAACCCCAAGGAGACGGTGCAGATTCTGCAGGCCAATTTTCCAGGCGTGCAAGTTCGCCAGGATGCCAAGGGAAATTACCTGCTGCGCTCGTCGGTTGACCAAAAAGAATACGCGATCCCGCCAGGATTCAGCATGGGGGACATTCCTCGCGCAATCGGTGGGCTTGCAGCATTCACACCAGCAGGCCGAGCGGCAACCATCCCCGGCGCAATCGTTGGCGCTGGCGCAACGCAAGCGGCGATTGAGGTAAGTCAAGCGGCAACTGGCGGCAGAACTGGTTTAACAGACCTTGCTGAAATAGGTATTGCAGCAGCCACTGGCCCCGTGGGACAGGTTTTGCAGCGCGTAATCCCTCCGGCTGTACAGGCGGTCAGGAGAGGCGCGCAAAGCGTTACGGGTGGCCGAGCTCCAACCCCTATGCCGACGCCGGCGGCTCGCGTTGAGCCCATGATGGCTCCGGAGATTCCTGCGGCGGTGCCGGAGGTTGTGCCGCCAGTTGCGCCGGCAATGGCCCCGGCCGCAGCGCCTACCGTATCCGTCATCGCAGAAGAAGAAGTCGGAAAGCTGGTCAAGCAAGCCGCTGGCACAGGCTTCGGCTCGGCTGGCGCACGCGACCGGCTGGCCGATCTTGCCCAGGTCAACGTGGCGGCGAAAGAGGCAGCCGAACGCCTGGGCATCCAACTGCCTGCCGATGTGTTCAGCGACAACCCACAAGTTCGAGCAGCCGCAGGCCTGACCCGATCCGCCGCAGGCAGCGAGGCCGAAGCCGCTTGGCGCAATACCGTTACGCAGGCCGTGGACAAGGCCGACGATGTAATCAAGCAGTTCGACGCCACCTTCGTTGAGGGTGCAGTCGCGCCAGGCGTGGTGTCGCAGAAGATCAAAGACTCGCTGACCAAGACGCGCTCAGACCTTAATACTGAAGCGGGCAAAATTTACAATGCGGTCGATGAGGTGGTGCCAAAAACATCGCCGGTCAGCCTGCCAAAGCTCCAAGAAACCCTTGCCGCCGTCAAGGACGAGGTTGGCGAAACTGGCATGTCTGCGGCCGAGCGCAATCTTTCCAAGATGATCGATGAGGGCGGCATCACCTACGGCCGTCTCCAGCGTGAAAAAGGCTTGATCGGCAAGGCCATCAACAAGATGGAGTCGCCCTACGGCAGCATGGCCGAAGCGGACCTCAAGCGCCTGTATGCGGCACTGGCCGACGATCAACTGACGAACGTGGGCAACATCGGCGGCGAGGAACTGCGCCAGCAACTGCGCGCAGCCAATCTGATCTATGCCAAAGAGCGCGCATTGGGCAAGCGCATCGTGAATGCGTTTGGCAATGACATTGAAGGCAGCCTAGCCAACAAGATGCGCACCGCCATCACTGGCGCCGCCAAGGGCGATGCGGGAGAGTTCAACCGCCTACTCAAGACTGTCCCAGAAGACCTGCGCAAAGAGACGGTGGCTACCGCGCTGGCGTCCGTCACGCGCTCGGCCAGGGGCGCCGAAAAGGGTGGCTTTGGGTTCTCAGAGTTCGCCGATATTTACCCGAAGCTGCGCGCCAATCCGCCGGTCTACAAGACCATCGTGGACACGCTTGGCGAGGGATCATCCAATGTGCTGCGTGACCTGTACGAGATCTCCAAGCGCGTCACAGATGCCAGGGCTAACGTCCTGACAACCGGCAAGGCGAACCAGGCGCTGATGCAAGGCATGCAGGCCGAAAGCCTGATCGGCAAGGTGATGGAAAGCACATTGGCCAAGGGTCTGGTGACTGGCGCAGCAGCAATGGGCGGCCCGGTTGCGGCAGCAGCAACATCCGTGATAACCACTGCCATGACACAAGGCAACAAGGACGCTCTCAAGGCGGCCGGAAAGCTGTTCGCTGATGAGGGTTTTCAGAAGCTGGCGGTTGAAGCCGCGACCAGGGGCGCGCCAAGCGCCGCTAGCATTCGTCGTGCGGCCATGTCACAATCCTTCCAGAAATTTGCAGACGCGGCCAAATTGCCGAAAACATTGGACGCCAGAATTCAGTGGCTGCAGAATGCGGCTCAGACTGAGCGCCAATTTGACCAGGAAAGCCAATAAATGACCGTCCTCTTAGTCCAGCCGCCGTACCCACTCTTCACCGATACAGCGGGCCAACCGCTGGACAATGGCTATGTTTGGGTCGGAGAGGCAAATCTAGCGCCTCAGACCAACCCTATCGTTGTCTACTGGGACGCCGCCCTAACACTGCCAGCGGCGCAGCCACTGCGCACATCTGGTGGGTACGTTGTCAATGCCGGGACACCGGCTGTAGTATATGTCGGGTCGCAATATAGCATCTTGGTGCAGAACAGTAAAGGCAGCGCCGTCTACAGTTCTTCTTTGTCTGGCGAAGCGGATATTAACGCATCTCAGGTTATTTATGACCCGGCAGGTGTTGGCGCAGTTCCAACTACTGTGCAGGCTAAATTACGTCAAAGCGTAAGCGTTAAAGACTTTGGCGCAATTGGCGATGGTTCAAACGACGATACCTTAGCAATTCAGTATGCGGTTAACGCTTGCCAGTTATCTGGCGCTAGCTTATACATACCTACAGGAACGTATAGAACAACGTCATCTATTAACATTACTACACGGTTGCATTTGTACGGTGATAGCGCGCAAACAAGCACCATAATATCTACCGCTAATGAAGCAATAATTGTTACTGTACTGGCGGGCCTAAGCAACAGGTTCAGCCACT